CTTTCGTTCGCCCAGCCGGCCGAGTTGCACCTCGAAGAGCGCCCGCCCTGATCTGCCTACCTGGAGCCGCCGCATGGGCAAGAAGAAACCCGCGAAGAAGAAGGCCGCGCGCCGCCGCCCGGCCGCCGACCGCGTCCCCCGCAAAGAGCCGTATTCCACCGCCCGCTTCTCGGCCGTGATCGACCGCGTGAAGGAGCAGACGGCGCGGCTGGCGTCGCTGGCCAAGAGCATGGACGAGTCGCAGCTCAATGCCGTGGTCATCGACGGCCACGCAATGCTGATCCGGGGTCTCAACCAGATCGACAACTTCATCGACAACGCCAGCCGGGCGGTGCGGGAAGCGAAGAGTGCTAAACAGGGGTTGTGAAGCGGCCCAGTTATCCACGCAATGACGCATGCGCATCATCGTCGCCACGATCGGAGGCATACTCGGCGGCATAATTGGGCTCGCACTGGCTGCCTTCACGCTGTCCACGGCGGCGCCGATCGATTTCGCCAATGCGAACGGGTGGTACTTGATCGGGCTGGCGGCGTGCGTCGTCGCCGCCCCGATTCTTGGAATTTGGGCGGGATACCGATGCTTCAGTTGATTCCTTTCGCTCCTGATTGGAACGTCGAAACGAGTAGTGACTTTCATGACTGGCGCCTCCGGATCGGGTCCACGTCCTGCCCGAACATCCGCGAGTAGGTTTCGACGAGCGACTTGGGGCGGATGACGTGCTCGCTCTCGCGGCCGAAGTTGAGCTGGGCGATGGGCCGCAGGATGTCGCGATCGACGCACTGCACCAGCTCGACCAGCTCCTGGTGTACGGCCGAGAGGGCGACGGCGAAGGGAATCCACCGCCCGCTGTAGCCGCTGCCGGACGATGACGCCTGGATGATTTCGGGCGGCACTTCGAGGGCCTTCCAGATTTCCAGATCCAGGTCGCGTTTCCAGTTGAAGATTTGCGTGTGGCCGGGCACGCCCTGGGGCGGCGTGTATTCGACGAGCTTGTTGCCCAGCGAATCGCGGACCAGCGGCAGCGTCATTGCCCCGCCGCTCGTGCGCGACTCGACGACCTCGCGGGCCAGGTCGCGCCACGAGACCTGCTTGCCGTCGGCCATCTGCACGAGCTGATTCGCCGGATACCAGAGGATGTCGCCGATGTAGGCGTCTTTGACCATCCGCAGGCGGAGCGTTCGCTTGGCCCCGCCGGGCATCCACTTCTCGAACCACGCCGGATAGGCCCGGGCCAGAAGGGCACAGCCGTGAGGGCTGGTGCACTGGGCGTCGAAGGTGCAAACGAGCCCCGCAGGAGCGAGCGTGTAGCCGTCACGCTCCGCGTGACGAGCCCGTGAGTGGCGAGCGTCGTCGGCGTCGCTGGGGGGCACATCACGCGGAGCGTGATGGCTACTTTGGGACGAAGTTTCAAAACCAACGATCTGTTCGCCGCGGGTCAGCAAGCGGACGTCGCTCGGCGGCTCGTCGATCAGTCGCTCGACCTCGAGCAGGCCGGCGAACGGGCCGCTCCTGGCCAGCCGATAGACGACGCGAAACGGCAAAAAGCCGTAGAGCTTGGCCCGCAGGAGCTGGTGGGCGGCGGCTTGCCAGAGCGAGTCCCACTGGTGCTGCACCCAGGCGACGGCGGCGGCATCGGGGCCGGCGACTTCGACCTGGGCGGCCATCAAGAGGCCGTTACGGGCCCCCAGGCCGATGCGAACCTGCGGATCGAACCGCATCAGCTCGGCGATGTGCAAGGTGAATGGCGGCAGCTCGTCGATCCGCAGGGCCGTCGGCTCGACCCGCTCGATGGGCGTTTGTTTCGGCTGCGAGCCGCCGAGCAGGGCGTGGAGGTGTTTGAGGAGGTTCATGCTTGAAATTCCTGTAATTGGTTTTGGTGACAAGACAGAGAGACGGAGTGACGGAGAGACGGAGCGATGGATTTCGCGCGGTACCTGGTTCTCTCCGTCCCTCGGTCTCTCCTTCTCTCCTTCTCTCCGTCCCTCCGTCCGCTCCGGGACCAAGTTTGGTCCCGGCTAAGAGCCTTGAATCACCACCGGCTCGTTGCGGTGGATGGCGAAGTTGCTGAGGCTCGGGCCGGCGTCGAAACTCTCGGGCGCTTCGGGCACGCGGAGATGGCCGGTGACGATGCGGTCGAGCACGGCGACGTACGCGTCGTATTGCTGTTGCAGGTGAGCCGGGGCGGTGCCCGTGCGGCGCGTCGAGAGCCAATAGGCCGCGATGGCGGCGTTGGCGTCGCGGCACCAGGCGTTGGCGGCAAGGTCCGCGAGCTTGTACCGCATCGCGAGCCGCGAGTTGATCAGGTTGGCGGCCCGCTCGATGGCCCGCGTGATGTAGCCGTCCTCGGTGGGCGAGAGCGTACCGCTGGTGTCGTCATCGACGCTGGCCAGGAGCGATGCGGGCGGCCAGATGGTTTCGATGTCGGATTTGGTGCAGTAGGTTTGCATGGGAGTGGGAGGGCTGGGGGCTAGGGCTGGGGGCTAGGGGAAGCTGAGGGAGAGACAGAGAGACGGAGCGAGGGAGCGACAGAGAGACGCGAGCGAGGAGATCTGTACCGGAGGAGTTCTGCGCGGACGTCTCTCCGTCTCTCCGTCTCTCTGTCTCTCCGTCTGGCCTCCATCCGCGGAAACGTCGCTAATAACTGCCGCCCGTCACCAGGCCATAGGCCAGGGCCTGCGGCGTGTAGAGCGCGGGGATGCCGTTGAGCACCGCCGACAGCACCCAGCCGCTCGGATCGTGCACCGGGTAGCTCCAGGCGTGGAAGCCGAACCGCTCGTGCTTGTCGCCGCCGGGTCCTTCGGTGACGATCTCCGAGCCTTCGAGGTACTGCACCCAGCTCGGGCTCGGTTCGGGCAGAAACGCCGCCCGGTTGTCCTCGACGAGCTTCGTGAAGACCTCGCTGGTCCCGTTCCACACTTCCAGGCCGTAGTCAACGATGTGGAACGTGATCCACGGCACCGAGCGGAGGATCGCGGTGAATTCGCCGCTGCCGGTCCGCTGGATCGACTGCCAGGCGGTGTCGCTCCCGCCCTGGTCGATGACCTTGGTGTTGTTCACGAGGTACTGCCAGGCGACGCTCGTCAGCACCACGTGCGCCAGGCCCATGCCGGTGAGCTGGATCATCGCGGCATTGATCTTGTGCAGATGCTTGGGAATGTCGGTGGCGGAGTTGGCCCAGTCGGCATCGAGGATGTTCCCCGCGCCGAGCATGTTGAGCTGGGCCAGGTTGCCCGCGGGGATGCGAAACTCGATCGGCGTCTCGCCGCCGCTGAAGCCGTGCCGCAGCTCGTCGCCGTCCTCGTCGAACGAATACGAGCCGCGGAGCATGGCGGCGGTCTGAAACTCGATCAGGTTGGCGAACCGCTGGGCCAGGTAGGCTTCCTGGCGGGTGAGGAACACCTCGCCCATCTGGTCGAGCGACGAATCGGGCCCGCCGATCGCCCGCTGGTTGAGCAATTGCTCGTCGAGCAGCTCGATCGATTCGGCGGCCCGCGGAAAGGTCGCCTTCACCTGGCCGACTTTCTGCGGCTTGGCGCGGCTCGAGGCCTGGCCGGGGGCCCGGCCGCTGGCGATTCGCCGCGCGACGTTGAACACGTCGTAGGCAAAGTTTCGCCCCGACTGCCGCGTGCGGTTCGTCCCGCCCAGGCCCCAGCCGAAGAGCGTCGAGAGGCTCGTCCCCGGCAGCTCGAGCTGCGAGATGGCCTTGCGGATGGTCTGAGGGGCGAGGAGTTGGGAAGTTGAGATCGTCATTGGTTTTCTCCGTGAATGAAATGGAAAGTTGACTTGCTGTACTGAATGCGGAATTCGGATTGCGGAGTGCGGAATGGAGGCAGCGTGCGGATTGTCTGTTACTCCGCATTCCGCGCTCCGCATTCCGCTCTTGTCGCCTTTAGGCGACAGTGGCCGTCGTTCCGCCCAGGTTCGACACGAGCCACCGCAGCGTGCCGGCCGCGGTGTACAGGCACTCGACGAGCACGTGGCTGCCGATCTTCTCGTTGGCGGTGCTGAACGTGACGGAGCTCGCTCCGGCGCTCCCCTTGTGCACGATGTCCGACGAGCCCTGGATGACGAGGTTGGCGTCGGCAGTCTGCAAGAAGCGGAAGGCCAGGCCGTTCTGCTTCGTGGGCAGGGTGAACGTCGCCGCGGCGGTCGCCAGGAAGAGCAGCCCGTTGTCCGTCGC